TTACCTAACTTTGAAGTTAGTGCGGCTACAGGTAATTTAGGTTTTAACCCTACTTATACCGCTGCAAATAGTGACGCGTTAGGTGATTTCGCGTTGACTGGTACATCTAATACTCAAGGTGCTTTTAGTTATGTATTATCGTTTGATAAAACAAAACAAAACTACATTACTAGAGTATTGGGTAGAGAAGCTCAAGATGGAACAACAGCAATTTTTGTTGAAGAGTTCTATAACAATATGTTTACTGATTTAAACGCTGCTGAAAAAATAGCTGGTGTTAATTTAAGTTTAATTAACTATAGTGGTGAATTTTCAGATTATTTAAAAGAATACCAACCAGCAGTTACACCTTATGTAGTTTCTGAATTACGTGGTACTAACTTATTTAGATTATTTAGATTCTGGACAATATCAGACGGTAACGCTGCTAACGAACAATTTAAAATATCTATTAGAAATATTAATTTAGATTCTGGTGAATTTGATGTTGTTGTTAGAGGATTCTACGATACTGATGCTCAACCAACTGTATTGGAAACATTCAGTCGTTGTACTATGAGCCCAACATCTAATAATTACGTTGCTAGAAGAATAGGTACACTTGATGGTGAATACCCATCTAAATCATCTTATGTTCTTATTGAGATGGATACTGATTCAGATACTAGCGATATGGTTCCAGCTGGTTTCGTAGGTTTCCCAATTAGAGATTACCAAGAAAGTGGCAATATAACAGTTGTTAACCCTGCTATTGAGTATAAAAAAGCTTATGGTACATTTGAAAATAAACGTAAATATTATTTAGGTTTATCTGAAACTGTAGGTATTGATTCGGATTTCTTCGATTATAAAGGGGTTCCTGTAGGACAAAGTTATGATATGTGGACTGGTCTTACAAAAGGTTTCCATATGGACGTTAATGCTACTGGCGCTACAATCGACAATGTATTTGTTGTGATTAACAATAGTGGTGATACATATAACCCAATATTCTTATTTGATACTGGTGACGCTGCATTTAACAGTACTGCTGTAGCAGATGCTAATAATCCATATAATAAAATATATGCGCGTAAATTTACATTTGCACCTTATGGTGGTTTTGATGGGTGGGATATATACAGAACTAGAAGAAGTAACTTAGACTCATTCTTAATAAACGGTACTAATGGTGTTAAAGGTTTAAATAGTGAGGCTTTTAGTAATAGAACACTTACAAACGGTGATTTAGGTATTAATTCAGATTACTACGCATATTTAGAAGCTATTTGGACATTTAAAAACCCAGAAGCAGTTAATATTAATGTGTTTGCAACTCCAGGTATTGATACGTTTGATAACAGTAACTTAATTGAGGCTGCTATTGAAATGGTTGAAACTGATAGAGCTGACTCATTATATATTTTAACAACCCCAGATACAAATGCTGGTGGTGAGGTTATGTCAGCTGAAGAAATTTCAGATTTCTATTCTGATGGTTCTTTCGATAGTAACTACTCATGTACTTATTGGCCATGGATTCAAGTAAACGATACTGAAAATAATGTTTACATTTGGATGCCGCCAACAAGAGATGTAGTTAGAAACATCGCGTTAACTGACAACATTGCATTCCCATGGTTTGCTGTTGCTGGTATTCAAAGAGGTGATGTTGACTGTATTCAAGCTCGTAAAAAACTTACTCTTTCTGAAAGAGATGCGTTATACGAAAATAGAGTTAACCCAATTGCAACTTTCACATCAGATGGTGTTAAAATCTGGGGTAATAAAACTCTTCAAGTTAAAGAATCTGCTCTTGACAGAATTAACGTTAGAAGATTATTATTACAAGCTAGAAAACTTATCTCTGCTGTTTCTATCAGATTGTTATTCGAACAAAACGATAGTGTTGTAAGAAATCAATTCTTATCATTGGTTAACCCAATCTTAGATAACATTAGAGCTGAAAGAGGTCTTACAGACTTTAGAGTGGTTCTTTCAAATGACCCAGAAGATATCGATAGAAATCAACTTACAGGTCAGATATTCTTGAAACCAACTAGAGCGTTAGAGTTCATCCAATTAGAGTTCGTAATTATGAACACTGGTGCATCTTTCGATAACATCTAATAAAAAATAAACAAAACAAAAAGGCTTCCTTAGTGGGAGCTTTTTTTGTTTTATAAGATATTTATGTTAAACAACTATTATGAAGCTTATAATTACAGAAACACAATACAATAGACTTTTTTTAAACGAAGAAAAAGAAGTATCGTTCAATTTTGATAATGACACCATATTGGCGTTCGGAAAATTAATTGGATTACCAATGAAAGGTCAAAACGGTTTTTTAGCTGATAGAGCGTTAGATAACCAAGAAGTATTATCTAAGATTTATTCAATTATGACAAATGTTAATGAGAAGAATAAAATTATCGATGATTTGGGGAATAAAGGTATGGTTGATTCAGATAAAAAACTACATGATAATATTGAATCAATCGTTACAAATTTTAATAAATATTCAAAGGATAAAACATTAAATTTGGATACCGTGTTAAATAAAATACTTAGAAAATAACGTTAATAAATGTGTTTTTAAACACTTAAAGATATTTATAAATAAAACAGTATATAATGAAAAAAAAATTAATCTTAACGGAACAACAACATATTTTAATTGTTAACCAAATCCTTAAAGAAACAGTAGAAAAACTTAATGTTTTGGAAACTGAAGGAAGACTTAATGAAGGGTTTTTAGATTCGGTTAAGTATGCTTTATCTAAATTAGGTAGATATAAAGCTGGTGGTAAAATATTTGGTAAGGGTAAAGTGGATACTGCTTATGCTGAAAAAATAAAAAACATTATCGATAAACAAGGTAATGAAATGATTAGACTATTAGATGCTAAAATAAAAGAAACAAACCCTGAATTCCCTAACAACGAAGACCCACAATTATTCTTAACAACTGTTATGGAAATAGCAGCTGTTTATGATTCAATTGTTGCAGCTACTAAAAAACAACCAAACGAAGAAGGTTACATGCCAGTTGATGTTGCAAATGGTGTGATTAATGATTTAAGAGATTATGTCAATAAATTTTTAGATGTTGATATAACCGCTGCTTACAGTGTTACGAATGAAGGTGAAGAACCTCAAGAAGATTTGTTATCTGAAGAAGAATTACAACAAATTGATGAATATTTTGGTTTAAACGAAGCTGTTCCATCTAGAAGAGATGGTGGTCAAATGGGTACCACAAATCAAGACCCGCAAGTTAGTGGACAACCTAGTGCTGGTAATTATAGAAAAAATCAAGACGTTCAAGATGTTGATTATGAAGATGTAGAAGATAAAAAACAATTAAACGCAAAAGACGTAAGAGCTGGTTTAAAAGCAAAAAGAGGTGATGGTGAAGATTTTGCTAGTACAAGAATGGATACGCTTAAATCTAACAAATTACCATTAACACTTGCTGGTGTTGGTGCTTCTTTAGGTGCTTTTTCATGGTTAGTAAATACTGAATGGTTTAAAAGTTTATTTGATGTAGTTACTAAAAACCCATCTATAGAAAATATCAAACAAGCTGTTCAAGAAAAAACAGATGTATTTGCGTCAATAAAACCTGGAGAAGGTATGACTCAAATAATGAATAGACTTAATGGTTTAAATCTTAATGCTAATTCTAGCCCTCAAGATTTTCTTAATGGTGTTAAACAATTAGGTGGTGGTGATTTAAATGCAGGTATTGACGCATTAACACAACAAGGTGGTGTATTTAAAGACCCAGCTTCAGCTAAAAAAGTATTAGAAGCAATTGCTCAAAACCCAAATTCTTATGGTAATAATTTAGGTCAAATGTTCCAAGGTGAGTGGGCTGGTACTGGAAAACAAGTTGGTGACATGCTTGTCACTCAAACTGGTGGTGGTTTAAAAGGTATGATTGTAAACACTATTATTAAAGCTGTTCCAAAATTGGTAATCAAAACTGGTATAAAAACAGGTGCTGGGTTAGCAGTAGCAAAAGGTTTTGGTGCTATTTTAGGTCCTATAGGTATTGGCGCGTTAGTTACTGGTGCTGTAGTTAAATTAATGAGAATGAAAGGTCAGAAATCATCTAGAGCTGCAACTCTTAATGATTTGTATCAATCTTTACGTAATATTGAAGGTGGTATTGGATTAGTTGAACCAGAAGGGGAAACAACTAACGGTGAAACTGGAACACAAGATGGTGGAGCTGGAACACAAGATGGTGGAGCTGGAACACAAGATGGTGGAGCTGGAACACAAGATGGTGGTAACACTGGTG